GGGACGCTTCATAGTCACACGCAGCACAAAGGGGCTCTTCCTAAACGGAAGTCGCACAGCCTTCAAAGGTACACTTACACCTGTATCGAGCAATGCTTCCGCCCCCTCTCGCTGTATCTGTCTAATCACATCTTCTTCCATCAGCCTTCACTTACCGTGTCGTTGATTTCGTAAGGTGCAGAGTCGTCTTCGGGCTTGTTGATCTTCAACTGACACTCGATCTTGGACACTTCCGTAAGGGTGAGCTTGCCGCCGAGGTTGGCGAGTATGGTACCGTTGGGAATGGTCATTGTCTGCCCGCTTACGAACTGGATAGTCCATTTGTCTCTTATCTGAACAAGAGAAGAAGGAGCCTTCCAGCCGGTAACCTTTTCGTTTCCGCCGCTGCCGGTCTTGACGAGTGTTCCGCCGAGAATCAGTTGCAAGTTCGCCCAATCCAACTGAATAAGATTGAAAGTCGGGCTAATCTGTGCATTCTTCTGGAGCAGGGTCAGTACCGGTGCATCGGGCACCTGCTCTGCTTCAACATCGACGCTTTCAGGCTTTGAGCCTCCCCAGTCCCAGCTGCCTTTTTCAATGTAGCCTATCAGGGTGCTTCCTTTTTTCACGGCTGCTATGCCGTAGATGAAATTCTTGTTTTTACTCATTTTTCTTTCATTTTATGGTGGGTTATCGTTCAGAGGGGGACTGTCAAACCAGCTTCTTTTTCCGAATGTAGACGATAACGAACCTTGTTAATACTGTTGCTACGATACCGGATAAAAGTCCGGTAAAAAAATACTTGAGCCTTTTGAAGAAGGTATTCTTCGAAGTTTCCTCTTCCGCCTCCTTAAGCTCACTGTTAGACTTATTCACCTCTTTCAGCTGCCGTTTCAGGGTGCTGATGGTCTTGGAGTAGCCGGCACACACCAGCTCCAAACTGTCGCAGCCGGCTTCTATCACCAGCTGCTCCGGTTCATTCGCCGTCGGTGGTATCCGCATCACCTTCACATTGGCCTGTCCTTTCCGGGCTGTGTAGCCCGCTCCGGACGGAAGCAACCGCAGGCTGTCCATGCTCAGCGTCAGGCTCACCGCCGACATCGGTACTTTCACGGGCGTTTGCCATGTTTCGACGACGCTCGCCGTGCTGTCCACGTCGAGGCGGTTCACCTCGTGGCTCGTGGCTGTCTCCCGGCTCACGCTTTTTCTGCTCGATGCGCAGGCGGCGAAGCACAGGGCAGTCGTTGCTATAACGGCAGCTGTTAGCATCGTCAATGGCTTTCCGAAGCCGTGCCATCTCACGCTTGGTTGCGTTGAGGTCTTTTCTTGTTTCATTCAATTCTTCTTTTAAAGGATTTACTATGTTCTCTATCAGTACCCGGGTGGCTTTCTCAGTGTTATCAATCCGGACTGTCTCGGCATCAGCCAGTGCTTTCTCTGCTTCAGCTTTCGCCTTCCGAACGGTCGATTTCATCGTGATGACGGCTATCACCGTCGCCACAAGGCCGCCACCCAGCACCAGATTGATTAATTCACTGAGTTCCATACCTTTTTATTATTTTGGTGTTACTGCCTTATTCCTATTTCGCGCAGCCACTTCTGCACGTCAAAAGACGGGCAATCTTTTCCCGGGTTCAACTCACGGTGTCCCACTATGCGTATCTGAGGGAAGCGGCGATGGAACTGCAGCACATAATGCTTCAAGGCTTCCCATTGTGCCACCGTTCGAGTATCCTTTGGACGCCCCTGCTTGTCACAGCCACCCACATATACGATATGTCGGCTTATGCTGTTGTAGCCTGCTGCCCCATTCGTTACCTCCCATGGGTCAGCATTGGCATCCTCATTGTTACCCACCAGCCGCTCCACGCTTCCGTCAAGATGCACCATATCCGTGTAACCCACCCGCGACCAGCCACGACCACCCTTGCTTACTGGGTCGGTGTGCCAGTGGCGTATCTCCGCAGAGCTTACCGTACGGCCTTCCGGCGTGGCGGTGCAGTGGATTACAAGATACTTTATCGGCTTACTCATCGTCTTCAGGATTTGGGTTCTGTTCCTGGCCTGTTGTACCAGTATCAGGATTTTCGTCCTTATCGCCATTATCCCCGTCCGGCTGTCCCTCTTCCTCATCACCGAGGATATACATTGGGGCAGTCTTGCCCTTGAACTCCTTACAAAGGCTACGGTCTATGAGTGATTGGGCACGAGCTTCGTCTTTCACTTCCAAGATGGTTTCAGGCTCATACAATGTCGTGTGGTCGTCCTTATCACGGAACAAACTCATTACTTTCAGTTTCATATGTTTATTTGTTTTACAGTTTAACTTATCCTTCAGGAATGCTTGGATCTTTATAGGCACTCATCATCACTGCGCCGGCATCTGCCGTTTTCGGCATGCAAATGAAGTAGTGGCGGAAGTTGATGAGTGAACGCTGGTTCTGAGGGTCGGTGGATGCCTCGCTATAGTACATCTTCGTTGAACCAGTGGCCTTGAATACACGCGGAGCATAAAAGGCGAAGGAGCACTGGAACTCGCCAGTTTCAGCAGCGGTGCCGACAGCCTTTTTCTTACCAGCTGTAGTGTACAACGGGTTGTTTGCAAACTCGTAGATGTCAAAGCCGTACAATCTTCCCACCGTGCCGTCATTGCGGTTGATGTTGTACTGCTCCTTGAATACCTGGGAAACTTCCAATAGGTCGTTGGCATGGTCGCTGCAAAGCACGAGGCGACGCCCTTGGGTAGGAACACCCAGCTTGTCCATTGCACGCTTTAGGTTCAGCACGTCATTTGCAGTCAGCTTCAGACGACCAGTAACAGCGTCCCTCTTTCCTGTCGTCTTCAGCACAGGTGTCTTTTCGGTATTCTCCTGCGCACACAAAGCATGGGCAGCCTTGGCAAACTTCCCGTCATTTATTGAATTGCCATGACTCTCCTTCACACGAGCCATCTTGTCGAAGCTCAACGCATGCAACTCATCATCAGTAATAGGTGTGACCTTTGTCTGGAACTTATCCAGCTTGATGGCTATATCCTTATCCTCCAATGCCTGAGAAGGTATAGGGTAGGTTGTGTTATTGATCAACACGTCAGGATCGACGCCCACTTCAACCAAATGGATGACATCGTTGTTCACGATACTCGTATTGTCCGGAATGCCATCAAGGAAGGTCGCTTCCAACCCACGGCGAAGATGCTTTACAAGCTCGCCTGTCCATAGTTCAGCATAAACACCAACACGGAAGCTGCCCGCAGGAGCAGCCTGTCCGATAACGGCAGAAAGCACATTCATGCCGACAGCACCCGTCATGGGCGACAAGCCGGCAGCAGCGGCAAGGGTGCCGCCTACCAGGCAGTTCACAAAGAACGCCATTAAAATTGTCATTAATTTTGTCATTGTTTCAAATTTTTATTGTTAGACATTAGATCTCACACTCAACACCGTATTCTGCCTTGTACAACCTCTTGTACAGTGCAAGGTCATTCGTACGTATGTCCTCCAGTTTCTCGGCAGGCACGTCACTCAACTTCGCATATTCACCGGTATTACCAGAAGGAGTGCCACCGTTGTTGATAAACTTGCTCGCCTTCATGATAGGTGCCATTGCACCAATGGTGGTCTTCAAGCTGTCGATACCGATTTTCTTGCCGAGGTCAACAAAGTGCTGTTTCTTGTCCAGCGTGATTTTCTTCTCCTCTACAGCCTTGTCGACCGCCGCTTCGATGCTTGCAGCGAGCAGTGCATCTTTCTCTTTTTTGAGGTTTTCCACCTCTTTTGCCTTTACCAGCAGCTGCTGGATGGCTGCGTTAATAGCCGCCTCGTCAGCTTCCTTGGGCAAGCCCAGCATAAGGGCTAACTTCTCTTGATCCATTTCTTTTTCTGTTTTTTGATTATTGTTATTATGTAGTAGTGGCAACACGTCTGCCACTCCCTTACCTAACGAAAGTCTGACACCGTCTTTTTGCAGTACGATGGCATCATCGTTCGCACCGACATCCACCAGCGACACTTCAAAGAGTTTGCTCTTGATGACGGTTGGGGCTTTCTGTCCCGGCAACAGATACTTCGGGTCTTCACTTGTCTCCAAAATGTCAATTCCTACGCTTACCATTTTCAAGGAACCGAATTCCCATTGTTTCTTACATCGCTTGCTCAACTCGGTAGCTTCGTCGAATACAAGTTCTCCAGTAACTTCATTGTCTTCTAACTTAATATCCTTTACCAAACCGATGACCTGCCCGCGTTCATGCATGTATAATAGTACAGGGTTGCGGTTATACTGCTCCACATTCATTCCTGATGTCAGTACCCGAAAGCCGTAGCTGTTCAAGCTGTCATTTGTAATTCGTATTCGTTTTGCTTTACTCATATCTATATTTTTATTGCCGTGCCGAAAGCACGAGTAACTTATTTTTTGTGCAATATTACGAACTAAACCATTGATAACCAAATAACTATGCAAACGCTGCCGTATATACCGCATACCATTCCGTATTACTTGTTCCTATCACGAAAAACAGCAATCTTTGCAGTAGTTTTAACATTATTCAATACAAATATTTCTATGACAAAGGCAGAAATTGAACAGAAAAAAAACATCGGAAGGTCATTGTACCTCTCCGGAATGGAGCAGACGGAGATAGCCGATCAGTTGGGCGTATCACGCGTTACCGTTTCCAAATGGTGCGCCTCTGAAGGATGGAAGGAGGCACGCGCCGCAAAGAACATATCACGCCCGGAACTGGTGAACAAGCTCCTGCTTACCATCGACGGTTTGATAGAGAGTGTGAACAAGTCTAAAGACCCGACGCTCATCGGCTCGCTGGCCGACAAGCTCTCCAAACTATCAGCAACAATAGAGAAGCTCGACAAGAAGGCGAACGTCATCGACGCCATAGAGGTGTTCATGGCTTTCAACCGCTGGATTCAGGACCAGGCGTCCTTCGACCCGGAGATTACACCGGAGCTTATCAAGGCCATCAACAAGTACCAGAACAAGTTCCTCATGGAGCGCATGCAAAACCCGTCCACATTATAGTATCACGCTATGGCAACAATATCAGAGCTCAAGAAGATACAGCAGGAGTGGCAGGAACACTGCCGGTTGATACAGAGCATTACGGACACGAAAAGTCTTGTCCGCGAGAGTTCCGTGCAGAAAGAGCAGCGCATTCGCAGGCTGCAGAAAGACTATGCTGCATTCTGCGAGTATTATTTTCCGCACTTCCTGCAACTGCGCGACAAGGTTACGGGCGAGGTTATCCGTACCATCCACAATGCGCCATTCCACAATGCTGCAGCTGGCAAAGTAAAGAACACGCCTAACCTAAAGGCTGTGTTCAAGTGGCCGAGAGGACACGCAAAGTCAACGCACATGGACATCTTCACGCCGCTGTGGCTTATGTTCCAGCCGAAGAGGCTCATCAATTTTATGGTGCTCGTCGGCAAGTCCGAGGACAGTGCGAACAGACTCCTCGGTGATATTCAGGCCGAACTCCAGTACAACAAGCGCATCATAGCCGACTTCGGAAAGCAGATGTCAATGGGCAGCTGGACGGAGGGAGAGTTCTCCACCAAGGAGGGGGTATATTTCCTTGCATGCGGTCGTGGACAGTCGCCGCGTGGCCTCCGAAAGCGGGAGGCGCGGCCTGACTACATTGTCATCGACGACCTTGATGATGACGAACTCTGCCGTAACGAACGCCGTGTACGTGAACTCACCGACTGGGTCAAGGAAGCACTCTTCGGGTCGCTCGACGTGGGACGAGGACGATTCATCATGGTCGGAAACCTTATCTCAAAGACCTCCGTACTGGCTAATATCTGCAAGATAAAAAGTGTGCATGTATCAACAATATATGCCGTGGACAACGAGGGAAACCCCGTGTGGCAAGAGAAGTGGACAAAGGAAGAAGCACAAGGATTTGCCGAGTTCGTGGGCTACCGTGCCTGGAACAAGGAGATGATGCACAATCCTATCGTCGAGGGAACTGTATTTCGGCAGGAATGGATACGTTGGGCAAAACGACCGGCATGGAAAGACTTCTCCGAATTTGTCCTCTATATCGACCCGTCGTGGAAAAGCAAGAAGACCAACGACACCAAGGCCGCCAAGCTGTGGGGAAAGCACAAAACCTATCTTTGGCACCTGCGCGCTTTCGTGCGCAAGGCGTCTGTTGCTGAACTCGTCCGCTGGTGCTACGACATCTACGAATGGAGCCAAGAAATCGGCATTGCCATACGCTTTGCCATCGAAGCAAGCTTCATGCAGGATATTCTCCTCGATGAGTTCACCACGGAGGGAGAACTCCGAGGCTATCAACTGCCCATTACCGGCGATACACGCAAAAAGCCGGACAAGTTCCAGCGCGTCGAGGCCATCAGCCCGCTCTGGGAACGAGGCTTTGTCTATTATGACATATCACAGAAAGAAGACCCCGACATGCAGGCTGGAGTCGAGCAGACGCTCGCCTTCGAGAAAGGCATGGCAGGTAACGACGATGCACCGGATGCTGATGAAGGAGCTATCTATATCCTTCAGAAGAATACAAGACAACAAATGTTTTCACCGAGATTCGGCCGTCGGCCGACCTCAAAAAACCAATGGTAGCGCAAGTGAGTGCAAAGCCAAGCTTGCTTGAGCTGTGCCGAACGCGCCTACCTTCAATAAAATTAATGTTAATTATGTACAGACTTATTAAAGACATCATTTTCGGCATAAGATTCAAGCGTGCCGTAAAGAAGGCAGACTACTGCCACCATATCACCCATAGAAAGTATATGGTGCTTGTTATCAACAAAAAATTGGAAGTACTTTCCAAACAGGAGCTGAAGAAGTTTATCAGGGGTGGTGTTTTCAAAGAAGGCACAACCATAGCTGACTTGGAAAAGAAGGCTTTATACATCACATTATAATAAATGAATAGGTATGTTTATCACGAATGAAGATTACAAGGTCGTTATCGGAGAACAGGCGTTGAAAGTGATTTCACAGGTCAGCGAAGAGAACCGAAGCAACGCCGAGACAGAAGCTATAGAAGAGATAGCCGGATATCTCCGCCCGAAATACGACACGGAGGCTGTATTCAGTGCCATGGGCAACCAACGTAACAAGCTCGTGGTAATGCGCGCCTGCGATATTGCCATCTACCACATGGCAGCGTCTACGCCGCAGAAGATGGGTATGGAAATACGTAAGGAACGCTATGAGCGGGCTATCAAGTGGCTGGAGGGAGTGCAGGCGGGAAAAATTGTGCCTGATTTGCCACTTGCTATTGATGAGAATGGCAATAGCGTAGGTCTGTCAATGAAATATGGAAGTCAAAAGAAACAAAGATACAACTGGTAACTATTATGGCAAAAAATACAAATAACAGAACACTGGTACATACTCCTTATGGCACACTGAAGCTTGCAAAAAACGACGCAAAGCAATTCAGGAAAACAGTCATGGAGTTGCAGCGGACTACGGACTCTCTCACACGCAAGGACATCGGCGACTGGCGCATAGCGTGGCAGATGGCCATCAATGTCGATAACCCGAACCGTCAGCGGCTATATGACATATACCGCGACGTGGAAGTCGACCTCCACCTATCCGGATGTATCCAGCAACGCGAGGGCTTCGTTTTATCCCGCTCGTTCAAATTGGTTAACGAGAAGGGAGATGAAGATACGGATGCTACAAAGTATTTCAATACGGCATGGTTCAAGCGGCTTATGAAATTTGCACTCGACGCCAATTACTGGGGACACTCCCTTATTGAGTTGGGTGAGCTGACGACCGATGCGAACAACCGGTTATGCTATGACGGGGTTACACTTATTCCGCGAAAGCATGTCATTCCTGAATACGGCAGGCTTGTGGCAAATTTGGGCGACGATTGGAAGTCCGGGAAAGACTATCGTCGTACTCCATTTACAGAATGGCTTATCGAGGTGGGACAGCCGGATGGGCTTGGTCTTTACCTAAAAGCAGCAACACAGACGATTCCTAAAAAAAACACATTGGCATTTTGGGATACTTTTGCGGAAATATTCGGAATGCCAATGCGCATTGCACGTACAACGACGCGGGACAAGAAGGAAATGGCCGAAATGGAAAAGATGATGTCAGATATGGGTACCGAAGGTTGGGCTATCTTCCAGCAGGGAACGGAAATAGAAGTGGTGGAGTCCAAGAAAGGTGACGCTTTCAACGTCTATGACCGTCGTATAGACCGTGCGAATTCCGAACTGTCGAAACTCATCATCGGACAGACAATGACCATTGAGGACGGCTCTTCCTTATCTCAGTCAGAGACACATTTGGAGGTATTCCAAAATCTCGTGGAGGCAGACTGCGACACCATCAGGGACGTAGTAAACAACCAGCTCATACCACGTATGATACAGCATGGCTTCCCCTTGCAGGGGATTCATTTCGATTGGGACTACAGCGAGGATTACACGCCGGAGCAGCAGGTGGCATACGAGCAGCTCGTACTGAACAACTACGAGGTAGACCCTTCCTATTTCGAGGAGAAATACAATATGCCCGTGGGTGAGCGCAGGCAACAGGCTCCCGTTCTTGCCCCCACAGAGCCCAACAGTGGCGGTGAAGAGCCCAAAGACGATAAAACACCCAAGCCGGACAAAAAGAAGCGACAGGAGCAAAACAAACACCCTTTTTTCGACTGAGCCCCTCTGACTATGAGGGGCTGCATCAACGCTATGCTGGAATAGTCGGCACTAATCATCTTCAGAAGACGTTCAGCCGGGAGGAAGAAGTACGGAAGGAATTATCTGCTTTGTTCGAGGGAATGATGAAAACGCTTTATAAGGTTGAAGGTGCCCAGTTCCAAATCGACATACTGGAAACTCCGAAGGTGCAGGAATTCATCGGGACGCATGCTGCCGCATTGGACGCTTCCTTTCAAAAGATAGATATGTCCGACACTATGCGCCGTCGCCTCGAACGCTCCAACTACATTTTTTCCGGTATGAAGACTTTTCACGAACTCAATGAGGCGTTCCCATCACTCCTTGATGAGAACGGCAATCGAAAACCGTTCGAACGGTTTTTGAATGACGTTCAAAAGATAGATGATACTTACAACAGGAATTACCTGCGCGCCGAATACAACTTCGTACAGGCTTCTGCACAGATGGCGGCCAAATGGGAAGGCTTCATGCAGGACGGCGATAGGTACAACTTGCAGTATCGTACTGCCAGAGACAAGAAGGTGCGTCCAGAACACGCTTCCCTCGACCGGGTAACACTCCCTATAACCGACTCGTTTTGGGAGTCTTATTATCCGCCCAATGGGTGGAACTGCCGTTGTACGGTCGTGCAGGTTCTCAAAGACAAATATCCTGTTACACCACACGATGAAGCCATGGCTCGCGGCGAGGAAGCAACAGGAAAGGATACAAAGGGCATATTCCGCTTCAATGCAGGAATGGAACAGAAGTCCGTGCCTGACTACAACCCCTACACCATACGACGCTGCAGGGATTGCGATATAGCCAAAGGAAAGCTCAAACTTGCTTTCATTCCAGACAATGAACTCTGTGCGGCATGCCAGCTTGTAAGGAAATGCTACGGCGACAAGACAAAGTCGCAACGCACTATTGAACGCACACATTACCTGCATGAAATGCAACCGCTGCTCAAGGTGAAGCATGAAAAAACTTCCAGTGAAGGAACGATTAAGGTGGGTTTCTCCACTTATGGGAACAAACACCTCTTCTCCGATACGTTCGGACGCTCGAAGGTGCTTAGAAAAGAGGATCTTGCCTCTTTGGGTGAAGTATTGGAAAAGGCCGTGTTCATAGAATCTTCACCGCTTACGCATCCAAGAACCGACGGCATAGACTGGTTCTATTATTACGAAGGAGAAATCAGGGGACAGAAAGTAAGGCTCAATGTGGCAAGAAAGGCAGACCGAAAAGATAATGGATTTATACGTAAAACATATTTCCTGTATTCTGTAAATGACATATAAGAAAGCGTATCGGGCGATAGTTTGGACTCAAATGCCAGGTCATCATTCCCGATACGCTTGTATGATTACATCAAAGGTGGCGGTTAGGTCTAAAATGCCAGAGTGCCATTCCTTCAGTGCTTTAGTACTGCAAATATACGAAAAAATCCGTTACTTCCAAGCAAAAGCAGCGGATTTTTTGTTTTTAGCCTCGTTTTTTCGTTCAGAGGCTCTTGATGGCCACACATTGGTAGCTTTCTATGTTCTCGATTATCTCTTCGTGATTGTGGTTCGTCCGACTTTCTACCAGGTCAAATTCCATGAATGTCTCGCCTTCCATGCAGGTTAGTGCCTTGTGGATTTCCTCCAGCAGGTCGAATACTTTCAGGCTTTCTTCCTGCAACTCGCTACCGGTACTGAAGCTGCCTGTCCAGTCTGTCACCACGTGCAGGTTCACTATCGGTTCGGCACGGTATTCAACGCCGTTCTGAACAGCTTGCCACTGAATGGGGGCGAACTCTACGAATACCGCCGGACGCTCCCACTGCTCCTCCTGCTCGATGAACTCGACATTGTGGTTCCACAAGTCAATATGCTTGATGGCTCCGCCGCTTACTGCCTTCAGCTTATCGCAGAGCATCTTGTACAGTTCCTTTCTCATTTCTCGTTTATCTTAAACTCAAAGTTGATATAATCTGAAATATTTTTCTCTATAATCTCTCTGACGGCTTTTTCAACCTCTGGGCTGGTGGCTAAGAACTTACGCTTCGGAATTTTGATGGTAGTACCGGCTTTCTTTAACGCCATGAATTTCCAGAACTCGGCTTCATCAGAAAGCTGCACCGTGCGTTTGTCATTCCTACGACTGCCGTCTTTCTTCCTACCGAATGAGCCTGTTGCATCATGGTACTTGCGCCAAAAGAAACGCTTCATCTTCGGAGTCACAATGATTTGACCGCCCTCATTATGAATAGCTGCGTAAGGTTCATTCGTAAAAAAGATAATGCTATTCTCCGTGGTACGGCTTTGAATACTCCTGCGCAGACGCCCTGTGTTAAGCAATATATGGCCATCTGGCCTCATGGGACTCTTGCGCCGCTGCCATGCCTCGCTGAAGAATGCCTGACGCTCGAAATTCTGATCGAACTCGTCAGCCATCTCCACGCGAATATCTTTGAGTATCCTGCTGAGTATCTTTCCTACTTCTTTCTTCATTTTTCGTCCTCAAAATCAAACAACAGAAGTGGACGCGGCGAAGAGGCGTTGTCTTTCCTCACTGTCACATCCACTTTTAGCATATTATACAAGGTTCGTTCTGATATTCCGTAGACAGGATATATATACCTCCGCCAGATTTCCCGGTTCGACAAACCTGTACGCGCCCATTTCTGATAGGTCGCGTTCACATCTGCAACGCGCTTCAGATAACTGACACCCCGCCGTCGCTCATTATCCACTTTCATAGCTTGTTTGTTTTTTGTTCATACTATAATACTATTGCCCTGTGTCGTAACTTAATCGACACAGGGCTTAAGGTCTACACTCCAGTATCTTCCTTCTTGGGCTCGACATAGAAGGTTTCATCCTGCGTAACCTGTATACCACATTCCGTCATAGCCTGCCTTATAGGAACTTCTACAAGTGATGGAGAGTCCGAAACCTCCATTGACACGTTACCATCACGATCAGTAAGCAGCTTATCCTTGGCAATCTCTTCTGTCTGGCGGATATAGTCTGGTAGGAAACGCTTAACAAGCTGTAATGCGCTTGCCCACGTGAAGCCTTTCAGCGTCTTCAACTTCGGTGTCCCAGTGCGGAATCCTATAACGCCGTGAGCCATTTCAAGGCTCTTCTTCTTGGCGAACAGTTCGGCTTGATTCTCTGTTGCAAAAGCCTGCAGGGTATCGAATGCCTTGTCCTTTTCCTCGATGAGGGTTGCCAACTTGTCGGCATGCTTCTCACGAATCTTGGCACATTGCAGCTCGATGTCCGCATTGATTTTCTGTATCTGTGCGTCGCTCTTGGCATAGGTTGCGAACGCTTCGTCGGCGGTTTCTCTGCTTACGCCTGTGATAATAACTTTTTTCTTTCTTGTTGCCATAGTTCTTTTGTTTTTATTGGATTATTACTAACATTAATTTTCAATTGTACTGTCTATTGGAACACAGATAAATGAGGTCTTCTGTTCCACTGGTTGCTGTTTCGACTTCAACCCACCCTTACGCTTGATTGTTCGAAGCTTCACGGCAAGGCTCTCAAGCTCTTCTATGTCGATTTTCCTGAAAGGCTTGCCAGCGAGGCGGGGATTCATACAAAAATTGTCAACCCGCACCCAATCCGTAGTGTCGACACCGAGCTGTTGCATCAACTTCAAACATACGCTGCGCCTTCGTTTGAGTTCCTTATGTATAGCCTCCCTGTGCTTATCAAACCCCGTCACTCGTTCCATATCGTTGCACATCGTATTGTACTCCTGCATGGAAGTATCACGCAGATGGGTTGTTCGACCGTGGGTATATTGCTCCACCAGCGTCTCCTTATCTGCACCTGGCATCTTTTTTAGCAAGGTATAAAACCTTGCGTAGTTCCTGTCTTCTCCCATAATTTCTCTGATTTCCAATCTTTGTAGTTCTGACGGGCTTTGGCCACTGCCTCGGGCAAGGTACCGTTGATGTCGCCGACACCGAACAAGGGTACACCATTCACACAGGCATAAAGCTCGCCATTGAATTCCATCACCTGCACGACTTCGCGTGCCTCTGCGTCGAGTTGTGTCTGACGCTTGTATTCAATACTTGCAGCACGCTGTTCGTGCCATACCTGCAATCGCTTTTTAATTTCATCTAAGATTTTCATATTTTTCTATTTTTTAATGTAATAACTCTGAAGTAATTTGCCATTTCTCTTGATAAGGAGCTGCGTCTGCCCATCTTCTTTCATAAGATAGGAGGTTATCTCGCTTCTTATTCTTACGTCTTTTCTAACGTAGAGTTTGTCGATAAAGTCGTCAATGAAGCCCTTCAGCTCTTGCCACTCTTCGGGAGTATCTTCCATACCTCTCAACGCATAGGATTGACTGATTTCCATTTGCAATCGAAGCAGCCAGTCGGGCTTATCGTTCGGAATTATTGATTTATATCTTAATTTTTCCATTATCTTTTTACTTTTTATGCTTTTGTCTCGATTATCCTTTAAGTAATTCAGGGTTGTCGTGAATGTTTCCAACAATCTCCATCCTTTCGTTGTCAGGAACTCCGTCTATTACGCTTGGATACAAGCGATGCCCTTCCCAATTGAAGCACCAACCGCTGATGCGGATAGGGTTGCTGTCATGTCGAAAACCATTCAACGGCTTTAGTGTCCGGCTCTCGTTCGCCCATTCTACGACGAAATGACGAATGGAACCATCTGGTATTGTCAGATGTAAAATATCCCCCTCGAAGATTTTATTGCCGTTCTTGTCTGTCAAGCCCGTGTACTGACCGACCGTTTCTTTTACAACCGTTTCGTTACTAATTCTCTCGTTGATTATATCTTCCTGTGTCTTGTAGAAGATATGTGGTTCTTCTTCTATAACCAATATAAGGTCACCCGATACCCACTCTCCATTGGGGTTCTTTCCTCTGAATAAAATTTCTCTGTTCATTGTCATTTCAACTTTTTTATCGTTTTACTTTTTCTCTTGCTTTCCACTCAACTTCTATCACTGCATCAAGCTTACCGCTGCCCTTGCATATCGGGCATTCCTTTTTATACCGCTCTTGATACTCGTCCTCTTGCCAGTGGTACCCATTTCCTTGACAATATGAGCAACTATGTCCTTGGCTTTCGAAGCACTCTGTCATGCGACCACCTGGAATCATTCGCCCTGGCGTTATTTCCACAATTCTTTTTTCTCTACTCATATCCTATTGTATTTCTAATTGTACGTGGAAGTGAAATTCCTTGCAAAGCCGTTTCACCTGTATTGTCTTGAATGGTTCGCCATCGTATGGGAAAAATATTGTGCGCTCACGTGTTATCACTCTCACACCTTTCTTCCGTAACCGATAGAGTAGGTTGTCTCGTTTACTTGCCATACCATTAAACACTTTAAATGTTTCTAAATTTCAAGCCTTTTGTCGTTCCAAACCTCAATATGGCCGCACTGATATAGTTTGCAGGAATATTCAACTGGCTGGAAGCTTGCTTGATGGAATCATACCTGATACCAGTAGTTATGCATAAGATAGGCTTCTGAACGCCTTTTCCCCATTTGCTGTTCGGGTCGTCTGCCATACGCTTGCTTTGCTCGCTCGATGCCTTTCGCCTTTTCTCTTTCATTTCCTCGCTCATTCTTGAATTATAAAGCGAAGACCAAGGGTGTCCTTTTTTCAGGGAGCCGTCAATATTCCTTCCTATTGTCGGCCGCCACCTGTAATCTCCCAAAGGAGACCAGTCATCTTCATACAACAATTTATGTCCAGCGCACAGCTGCTGTTTTTTTATGGCGTATGATATGGAGTGGCGGTCTTTTAATCCCAAATATTTCTGACATTCAGCCACGCTTTCAAATTCGCGGGCGACAGAACCGTCCTGCGCTATCATCAGTACCGACCTCTTCAAGAACCCCTGCACACCTTTCCGTGTATGATGCTTTCGTGAGGATATGTTTGTTCCCTTATTGTACGGCACATTCCCTTTCTTGAAACTGCCATCGTTTGCTGTTCTTTTCATATTATATATTGTTACTCGTCTTTAATATCCCTTCTTTCCACACAACATAGTGGGTACCTGCCGAACCGACGCTTCGACCTAAGCAGTAGGCTTTATAACCCATAACCCGAACCTTCATATCGCAGATATATCTCAGGCTCACGGCAGGCTTTCCCATTGGCTCGCTCTTATATTCTTGACTTATGAAGATGAAACACTTGCGACTGAATCGCTTCATCAGTGTAACGGCAGATGAGTAACTCCAACCAAAATTATTACAGCCCACCTGAAAGGAATCAACGATGATGAATTTTGCGGACTTTGGTTTGGCAAGTCGCGTTTCAAGCTCCTCTATCGACTCGTCATCTATAACTCGGAAACGCCCCTGCACCTCATTCATGTTCAAATAGTCCATACGACGCTGGAAAGGTTGGGTTACACCTTCTTCATAGCTCATATAGAGAACAGGACCGTACTTGCACAGTTCTTTGCCCAACTGCATCACGAACGAGCTTTTACCCTGAGCACTGGCACCGCTGATGAACCAGGAAGCGTTCTCAGCTGGAAAACCAAACGGTTCACTCCATTGCTCACCCCAAGGCAATGTTACCCATTTCTTGGCTGCAATCTCTTTCGGACTGTATGCGCGTTTGACCATTATTATTTCTTCTTTTTCAATTCCTCAATTAGAACATCAGCTATATCTACAGCTACGGAGGCTATATATTGTGGTTTCATAATATCGCCTTTTCTTTTTGCCACATCCACGGCTATGCTATATACTGTTGGCATACATTCTTTTGCTATCTCATACCTGCGCTGCTCCCAGTCTATCTCATTAGCCTTTGCCATTTCTTTTCGGATACCGATAACGGCTTCCATAGCTTCCATTTCTATTTTTGTCATATTATGCTCCTTTCTTTATTTTTTCGATTTCTGTATAAACCCTTCTAAGACCGCCTCCGCTCTTGCGTACTAACTGACCGATGTCCGTGCCTTTCGGCGCGTTCACGCTTGCCACGGCGCGGGCTTGCTCCATAAGAAACTGACGTCGGTCATCTTCTTGGTCAGGCGTTACACGGCTGTACTTGCCGCCATAGCGTGAGAATATCTCGGCATAGCCTACCTTCTGATGTTCTACCATTCTGTTGATTTTGGCACGCAGTCCGTCGGCTCCCATCATATACCAGCCGCAGCACATTTCCGTAGCGTTCCACAGGGCTTTCAGCTCCAAGAATGCCTCGTATTGCAAATCCCCGGCTTCATCAAGCACGACCAACGGACGCTCCATACTTCGCAGATAATACACAAGGTCCTCGTAGGTGTCCTGATACTTGCCGCTTATGCCTACACCGAACTCCTGTGCTATTTTCTTTACCAGCGCACGCTTGGTCTTCACTTGTGAGCAGTCTACATACACGGCGTTGCGGTGCTCGTTCACATACCAGCGTGCCGTATAGGTCTTGCCTATGTTTGGCAAGTCGCAGAGTATCACGCTAAGGCTGCGCTCCTGGCACGCCTCCATCTGCAGGCTGATATACCTGAAGGTTTCCGTCTGTGCCCCTTTCCACTCAATCGTCTCGCGGAGATTCACGGCCAGCCTCCGGGCGATATTCACCCAGTTGGCATCGCTCAGTGCTTTCTCCGTCTGTCCCTTTTTCAAACTGTTATAGACACTTGGAGAGATACCCAGTGCCGATGCATGCTTCGCATCGCTTGGATAATTCCTGCGGTTGGCTGCTATCGCCTCCAGTATCCGCTGTTTTTGAGTCTCACTAATCATATTCTAATGGCATTTTAATGTTATTCTATATATCTGCTACAGCTCTGTTTGATGCATTTGGTAATTGAATAAAGCGTGCATCTTCCTGCGGAGCGAGGGGAATAAGTTCTTGCGGTTCTTCTTGCTCTATCTGTGGGCTTGGCTTCAATACTCCCAATCTGTCGATGGCATTGTCCTCGACATATTTGTTGAACTTCGCTATCTTCTTTTGCTGTTCCACAAAGGCTGCCTTATCTTCTTCAGTCTGCTCCGCCATCACACGGCTGTAGGTGTTCACTTTCTCAACTGTGTCGATGTACTTACCTTCTTGGTAGATAAACACCTCCTGTGGTGCGCCCTCATCGTCAGGCAGGTAACAGGCAGTAACCTTGTAGTTGTTCGGTTCCAGACGTTCCAATACGCTTGTATTGCTCAGCCACCAGTCTTCGTGCGCCACCCTCACGGTCGAGTTTCTTCTGATACTCGTTTCCACCCTCTCACCGATATGGTAGGCAAGCGTCCTCGCATCGTATGGCAGCAGATTGGGATTGATGTTCGCTTCCAATACTTGCCAGCGTGTCATGCCGGGATACATCTTCTGATTCGGGTGCAGGGTGTTGTTCCATTCTTCATTATCCTTGCGGTCGTCAGCTACCAGCTGCTCCCATGTGAAATATTCCTTGTCCTCGTAAAGCTCATTGGTCTCGTCACTGATCTTCTTATACTCCTGACGCCACTTGCCCTTGCCGTAGAAACGCCCGATCCCCTCGTGGTTCTTGTGTATCACGCTGCGCTTCTTCGCACCGTTCAATGGCTCAGCGTATTTCTCCTGTGAGTTCAGGGGGGCGCAGAAACGCACGAACTGGAATACCGTCTCAGCTTTCAAGAAGCCCTCCTTGTACTGGCTCATCAGGTGGTTCTCAACTTCGATACCAGCAGGAATACCCCAGCCGTGGCGGGCAATCAAGCGAAACATATCTCGGAAACAATCTACCACGAGCCTCTCGTCCTTCTTCCTCGCATAGCTTGCGCCAATCACGCACTGGCTTACCACATCGTAGGCATAGTAGGCATGAACACGCTGCTTCGTGTCCTTCAGCTTGCGCGTCAAGTCCACGTCGTCCATTGTGATTTGGCTCAGCGAAAAGCGTCCGTTATGGCGGTGCATATAAGGCATTTGCTCGTGCATGAAGGTGCTCCAGCTCGACAGCGACTTCTCTATCAGCATCTTGGTTGCTGGCTCGTTCAGTATATTGTTGATGGTGCTTTCGCTGAGATACTTCGGGTCTCCATTCTTGTCCGTGAAATCGTCGGGATTGAACAGCTCGCCGGTCTTCGGGTTGTAAACATCAAGCTCACCACATACAAAACTGATATACATCTCATGTACGTTGCTGTTGTAAGGCTTGTTTGGTAGAACCACCAAACCACGAACCAACAGCTTGGTCTTGTAGTCCACTTTTCTTGCACTCTGATTACCGAACTTGCCACTTATCAGGCAGCCGTAGCCATTGCGCTTGTAGTCGTTTACCTTCTTCCGGAAGCGCAGCGTGCTCGCAGGGAGCGTGTGCCCCAGTTCCTCACGTAGGGTTTCAATGGTCTTGGTCATCATATCCCAATTGTATTTACCACCGAAGAGGCGTTGGCTGTCTCTTGCTCGCTCATAGAGTTTGATGCAGCAGTTCAGTACTGAGGCATTGGTGATGTACTCACGTTTCTTTTTCTCGTCAAGGTCGATGCCTGTCTTGCTGCGGTCATGGAAGAAGGCAATGGCTGCTTGGTCTATTTCGTAATTAGAAAGCACCCATGTCTTGATGCGAACCTCGTCGCCGCCGGGATACATCTTCTCGACAGCCTCCTTGTACTTGGTAGGTAGGCTGTCTATGGCAATCAGAGCACAACAGCCATTCGCACCACCACCACGACGGACAACGTCTATCTGACCTTTCCAAGCCTTGTATTTGTAATTAGGCTCGGTCATAATTCCGCTGTCCACAAGCTCGTGGAAGGATATGCAAAGTTTATTACTGTAATACTCCATCGTAACCTCCTTATCTCAATGTTGCTGCCCAGTCTTGAATGCCCTGAATATCACTTGTCATCACTTTCTCAAAGTGGCGCACTTTCTCTCCATGCTTATACACGTCGCAGACAGGCTCCTTCTTTGAGAACTCCAACAAAATACCACCAGAAATATAGTAGCGCATATAGCCGTCTGCATCGTGTAGGACTTCTGTCTCAGGTGCCTCCACCATCACGATACCACCACGTTCCAAGGCCACCTTGCGTATCTTCTTGGCAAGCTCATTGCCCTCACTCATATCCTCAAAGTGAATAGCGTTGAAGATGGTACGCTCGGTAATCCCGAATAATTTTGCGATAAACTCGCGGTCTGTTTTTTGTATGTGAATGTACTTTTTCATAATCTCACTTAGTTTAATTCGTTTATTTTTACTAACTTTATAGCCAAATTCCAAATAGAAAATTATATGGATACAGATTTAATCATGCTTAAAGCACAGTTTGAAGCCCTTAGAAACCTGTTCACTACCAGCCTCCCGACCTTGTTTCACCATGACAAGGCAAAAGAGGGCAAGGTTTGGTTCGCTAAATATTGCCTTTGGAAGTTCGAAAGGGACAATCTCACATCATTCGAATTCGCAGATACGCTTCCGACTCCTGAGAAAGACAGGATAAGTCACCGACGACATCAGCTGCAAGTTCTGATGGACGTAGCCTATATTCAGGGGCGGCTTGAAGAACACGGCATAATAAGAAAAGTAGATTCCTACGCTGCTTCTCAAGCTGAACAAGTCTATGCTCAATCTGGCCACTCTGAGGAAACGATGCTCCCTCTGATTGACGCTCTCTGAGCATCTGTTTGAAACTTTGGGTTATATCAATACTGATTACCACTTCGTTTTTTCTACCGCCACTGCGGCGGTTGCGTTTTTTCGTTGCCATAATTTTTAATCTTTAAAATTTGCAAATCACGCCCCTTTTTCGTATCTTTGGGCGCACTTCCAAATGGAATACGCTGCAAAGATAGTGATTTCTCACGAATAACGCAAGTTTTATCGTGATTATTTTCGATTAAAAATGATTTATGACGGAAAACGGGACTATACACGAGAGGATAGAATACTTAGTTAAAACCCTTGCTGGTGGTAAGAATACAGTTTTTGCTGCCAAATTAGGGGTTAGTGAGGCTAATATAAGAGGCTATATCAAGGGAGTTATTCCCAAAGCTGATGTTTTACAGAAAATCGTGATTTCATACGAAGTTAATGCTATGTGGCTCCTTACAGGCACAGGACTTGCAACACTACCTAATCAACCTGAAGAAGTGCCTGCTCCTCTAACGGATCAGTCTGCTTTAACTGATGTATTTAAGACGTATGAACCTTATATACAACGAAAAGATGCAAAGATAATACAACAAGCAGAGGAAATCGGACAACTCAAGGAGCAAGTCCGTCAATTAACTATTGAAAAAGAAAGGCTTGCCGCCAATGCCCAATATTCAAGCACTGCGAACGTCGGATAGACGTCTTTAGAATTATCAAAGGAGGACGTTGGCACGAAAAAGAATAGCAAGAAGAGATACCCCCCAATTCCCCCAGTTCCCTTTCTTTCTCCCCCTTTTCTCTATTCTCCCCCCCTTTTACACGCCCAAAAACAGGAAAGTTACTGATATATAGTTATTTAATAATGTGGAGTTTCAAAAACAGGTGGCATTTAGGGGGGGGGTATCGGTACAAAAAACGTGCATATCATAAAAAAAGTAGTATCTTACCCCCATTGTATCGCACCCCCTCAAAACCTACTTTACTAACCCCAGTTATCGAAAAAACTAACCCCACTTTTTAACCCCACCCTTAACCCCAGCACCTAAAATCGCCCACAAAAGCACGAAAAAAGGGTGATAAAACCAGTCCGATTTTACCACCCTCTCAAACGGCGTTTTAATGCCGTTCTAAGCCTTTTCTTTCTTAGTCTTTATAAGTTGCCCCAGAACCGCCAGAAATGAGCATAGATTGCTTTATTACAGCCTGTTTCGTAATGATAGAGCCATTGCCTGAAAGCCCAGCATGGAGCAAGTAATTACGTGTAGCACCAACCTGTTCAGGCGTAAATACAGTATAAACGGCAGAAATGCTGCTGAAATACCAATCTTTCCGCTTCGTTCGCTTTAATCCGTGTATCAAATGTACGTGTATAACTTTTGCCATAACTTATATTTTTATGATGCAAATATACTAAATAATACTTATATGGAATAAAATAACTATTTATTTTTTTCATAAAGTACAAAAAAAAGAGCGATAGCCCGCCCTCTATTTGTCCCACTACACATCTATTTAAACCATTTGTAAGCTTGTGTAAACCTTTTGCCAATGTTTTACGCCTCAACACGCCTTAAATGTAAACCAAAAGTAAAGCAATGTAAACGTTTCGTTTTACGGGCGCATAATCCTACAATCCGTGTAACTCGTTGAAGCATAAAACGTTCTACCATTTTTATCCTCAGTTCGTTTTATACGCTTCGTTCTGTGCCCCATACTTTTTCAATCATTTTCTTCGATGCGTACATATAAACCTCTACACGGCGGTTTGCCTGGCTTACACGCTTGTTTTCGATTGGGTTAGAACTTCCAAGACCTTCGACAGTGCGAATTTGACTTGAAGATACACCCTGACCACGCAAGTAGGTAGATACCGACTTTGCACGACGCTCTGACAACGGAATGTTGATGTCGTCGTTGCCCGATGCATCGGTATATCCTTGAATGGCAACGTCGCAGTCGCTGTTCTGCTTCAATACGCCTGCAAACTTCGTAAGGTCGTTTTTGGCAGATGCGTTGAGGGTCGAGCTGTTGGTTGCAAAGAGGATACCAGAGTCGAATGTTACCTTTACGCAATCGAGTCCGTTAGCGTCTTTCGCTGTTTCAACCTTGGCATTGTCTACCTGTGCTTGGGTTTGCTGCTTCACCTTGTCCATATGGCGACCGATGAGCGCACCTGTTCCAGCACCTACTGCTGCACCTACCGCTGCACCAATCATAGTGCCTTTGGTGTTCTTACCGATGATGTTGCCCACGATACCGCCGAGCACAGCACCCGCGCCGGCACCGCCAGCACTGTAAGTTCCTTGATTTGTTGCACAACTTGCTACGAGAGTAGCTACACAAAGTCCAGCTGCTATTGTCTTTAAATTCTTCATAATGTGTGTAATTTTAAACTTTTTTCTTATATATGTTATGTGTCGGCGAACTCGCTTGTTAATGTTTATCCTGCGTAAGCTGTGAGAGTATTGTTCGCTTTTTGCAGAACAAAGATACAACTATTTCTGTTTTCATACGTCGTTTGCCAACATTTTTTTGTAATTTTGCACAAAATTACGCTTATTGCACTAACAAAGCAAAGGGAATTTCCTATTTTGTCAGGGAATTTACCTATAATGATGAATAAGAAGAAAAATAGATATAGATTATGGCAAAAGAACTCAAAGAACTCACCAAGCGTGCCGAAAACTATTCGCAATGGTACAACGACTTGGTAGTAAAAGCAGATTTGGCAGAGCAATCGCCTGTTCGCGGCTGTATGGTAATTAAGCCTTACGGTTTCGCTATATGGGAGAAAATGCAAGCCCAGTTAGACAAAATGTTTAAAGAAACAGGTGCGCAGAATGCTTATTTCCCCCTTCTTATCCCGAAAAGCTTCCTTTCTCGCGAGGCTGAACACGTAGAAGGATTTGCCAAAGAGTGTGCCGTGGTTACCCACTATCGCCTCCGTGCCAACGAGAAAGAGGGTGGAGTAGAGGTAGACCCTGCTGCAAAGCTCGAAGAAGAACTCATTATTCGCCCAACCAGCGAGACCATTATATGGAACACATATAAGAATTGGATTCACTCTTACCGCGACCTGCCGTTGATGTGCAACCAGTGGTGCAACGTTATGCGATGGGAAATGCGCACCCGTCCTTTCCTCCGTACATCGGAATTCCTATGGCAAGAGGGACACACGGCGCACGCCACATGCGAAGAAGCCGTAGACGAAGCAAAGAAAATGCTGAAGGTTTATGCCGACTTTGCCGAACAATGGCTCGCCATTCCTGTGGTTCAGGGCGTAAAGAGCGAAACTGAACGCTTTGCAGGAGCATTGGACACCTACACCATCGAGGCGATGATGCAGGACGGAAAGGCGC